TAATTTTAATAATATTACAGTATATGAGGGAACATATTTAACTCAAAAATTCACATATGATGGATCACTTGATCAAAGATTTATTTTATCAAATCAAAATATTGATACTTCAACATTAATTGTATATGTAAAAGAAACTGCTGATAGTGGATTTGGCATTGAGTATTCTTTAATTGATAATATTATTAATGTAGGTTCTCAATCTGAAATTTATTTAATCCAAGAAGTTCAAGATGAAGAATACCAATTACTTTTTGGTGATGGCATATTTGGTAAAAAACTTGATAATGGCGCAGTAATTACTGCTGCATATATTATTAGTAGTGGATTAAATGGAAACGGAGCCGCTAACTTTACTTATGCCGGAAGTTTGACTGATGATTTAAATAATCCAGTTATACCAAATGGAACAGTCACTATTACTACAAATTCTTCATCGTCAAATGGTGCTGATATTGAATCTATAGATTCAATCAAATATTTTTCACCAAAAGTTTATTCTTCTCAATATAGAACAGTTACTGCTCTTGATTATGAGGCTATTATTCCAACAATATATGGAAATACCGAGTCAGTTTCGATTGTTGGTGGAGAAGAATTAAATCCCCCACAGTATGGGGTAGTTCAAATCAGTATTAAACCGAAGAATGGCATATATGTTTCAGATTTTGATAAGACTCGAATTCTTAGTAAATTAAAGCAATATAGTTTATCCGGAATCAGACAACAAATCGTAGATCTTCAAGTATTAAATGTTGAAATAGAGTCTTATGTTTATTATACAAATTCTCAAGTAAGTTCAGTAAATTCTTTGCATGATAGCGTAATTACATCATTAACGACATATTCAAATTCAGTTGATTTAAATAAATTTGGAGGCAGATTTAAATATAGTAAAATATTACAAATTATTGATAACACAGATACTTCCATTACTTCAAATATTACTAGAGTTAGAATTAGAAGGGATTTGGTTGTAAAGACAAATCAAATTGCACAATATGATATATGTTTTGGTAATGCTTTTCATATTGATCCAGAAGGGCATAATATAAAATCTACCGGATTCATTTTATCAAACTATCCAAGCGATGTTGTATATTTTACAGATTTCCCAAACAAAAATTCTTTGGGAAATATTGATGGAAGTGGGATGGGTAGTATTTCTATCATAAAACTAAATCCAAATGTGGGAATTTCTTCATCCAGTCTTCCATATACAATAGTTGTTAAATCCGCAGGAACAATTAATTATTCAACTGGAGAAATATTAATAAATCCACTTAATATAATTTCAACAAAAATATCAAATAATATTATAGAAATTCAAGCTTATCCGGAATCTAATGATGTTGTGGGTTTGAATAATCTTTATGTTTATTTTGATATTAAAAAAAGTGCAATAAATATGGTTAAAGATACAATTTCATCTGGTCAAAATATTTCTGGTTCTAAATTTACTAGAATTTCTAGTTACTCAGATTCAGAATATGGGCAATTAACAAGGTAGTATAATATGATACAAACTGGTTTTGAAACAAGAGTCAAGATTCAAGATGTAATCGAAAATCAACTTCCTGGATTTATTTTACAGGAAAGCCCATCAACATCTATTTTTTTAAAGCAATATTACACTTCTCAAGAATATCAAGGAGGTCCTGTAGACATTGCTGAAAATTTAGATCAATATTTAAAATTAGATAATTTGACTCCCGAAGTTATAATTAATAATACTTATCTTTCTGTTGGAATTTCTTCAATTGATACTGTAATTTCGGTTAATAGTACAAAAGGATATCCGCAAACTTATGGTTTATTAAAAATAGATGATGAGATTATTACATATACAGGAATAACTACAAATACTTTTACTGGATGTATAAGAGGATTTAGTGGTATTACTAGTTACCACAGCCCATCAAATCCCGAAGAACTAGTATTTTCATCTTCTAAACAAGCACCACATATTACTAATGCGCCAGTATATAATTTAAGTTCACTATTCCTTAAAGAATTTTATAAAAAAATAAAATATACTTTTACTCCAGGTTTAGAAAACAATGATTTTATTTCAAATTTAAATATTGGAAATTTTATTAAAAGTGCTCGATCTTTTTATCAATCAAAAGGAACAAAAGAATCTTTTAGAATTTTATTTAATGTATTATACGGAATAACACCCACAGTAGTAAATTTAGATGACTTACTAATTAAACCATCTTCGGCAGAATATTTACGAAGAGAAGAAATTGTTGTTGAAAAAATTTCTGGAGATCCAAAAAATCTAGTAGGGCAAACTATCACTAAATCTACTGATTCAAATACATATGCTTCTGTTTCTCAGGTAGAAATATTTGATGTATATGGAAAAATTTATTATAAACTTTCGCTTTTTGTTGGTTATAATGATAGTTCTGCAATTGTAGGAACTTTTAGTGTTATAGGAAAAACTAAATCTATTGAAACAGTATCAATAGGATCTTCTGTAATTACTGTAGATTCTACAATTGGATTTCCTCAATCAGGAACTATTATATCTGGAATTAATAGCATAACATATACTAATAAAAGTGTAAATCAATTTTATGGTTGCTCCGGTATTGCAAGTACTATTAGTTCTGCAGACGACATAAGATCTGATGAATATTTTTTTGGATATGAAAATGGAGATACTACTAAATTAGTAAAATTAAGAATTACTGGAGTATTATCTGGATTTTCTCAATTATCCAAAGCATACAATGTAAGTGAAGGTGATGAAATATCAGTAAACTATTTGGGTGAAATTGTAGAAAATCCAATCGCAAATAAAACTTATACTCAAACATTTGCAAATTCTTGGATATACAATACTAGTTCAAGATATCAAATAAAAGTTATTAATGGGTCATCATTTAGTGTATTAGATCCAATAGATAAATCAAGTTTGAAAGTTGGAGATAAAATTGATATTTTATTGAGAGATACTCAAATCATAGTTTCTTCAACAACAAATATCCCTTATATTGGAAGTGTTGATTTAGCAAATAATCAAATAACTATAAACAATAATGATGGATTTACCTATGATAATAATTTAGATTATGATATTAGAAGAAGATTAAACAAGGCATCTAGTAGTATTGTTCCTGTAGAATTTGGAAACAATCAAATTATTTCTGATGTTCAAAATGTATATTTGGATAATAACAATAACTATTCATATGTCGCATCTAATGGATTGCCGTCTTATACAATAACAAAAGATTTTATTCAAAGCACATTATACGATGGATCACCAGTTAATGGTAATATTCAGGGATATAATTCAAATAGTAAATTATATTCTATTCTTTCATTTCCTTCTCCCGTTCCATTTATAAATGGAGATGCGGTTTATTATTCTCCACAATCAACACCGTTACCTGGATTAGAGAAAAAAATATATTATGTTGAAGTTTTACCTTCTCCAAATCAAATTAGATTACATATTTCCAGATCATTTGTATCTACAATTGGAAACTATGTTGAATTTGGATCTTTACCTGTTAATAGTGGATATCATCAATTTATTTTAAATGGTCAAAATAATGATTATATTTCTAGTCAAAAAATACTAAAAAAATTTCCATTACAAGAAAATATTCAAAATGGAACTGGGCAAGAAACCGTTCCTGGAACAACTGGAATGTTAATTAATGGAGTTGAAATTGAAAATTATAAGTCAATTGATAAAATTTACTATGGTCCATTAGACTCTGTGCAAGTATTAAATGGTGGAAATAATTATGATGTAATTAATCCTCCAATTATAACAGTAAGTTCTGGATTAGGATCTACTGCATATATTCAACCTGTTTTGAGTGGTTCGGTTCAAAATGTTTTTGTTACTCCCCAAAATTTTGATTTAAATGCAGTAGTATCAATAGCAATAACTGGAGGTAATGGATCTGGGGCAGTATTCAATCCAATTATTCAAAAAAGAAGAAGGGAAATTTTATTTGATGCCCGACAAAATAATGGAATTTATGGTGGAGTAAATGTT